GCCTGCTCGGACAGGGGGTTCTCCTCGGTTGGTGTTGGATGGGCAACGACAGCGTATAGAGACCACACTCTTGCTAGTTCCACGGAGCCAGCCGCCTCTGCGTTCACGGCAAACGAGACCGACTCAATCTGTACTTTTTGCGGGAAAGAGATGAGCCTATAATTGCTCGGGCTTGTCTCAAGATTGTCAATTTGGATGGTCATTAAATGGCTCACGATTAACCTCCGTGTCTGCCGCCATTGTACATTACGGGCGGAGGGGGTGCGGAAGGTTGCAAGCCTGGATTTCACGGGCTAGAGTGCTGGGACCAGGAAGGGTGGCAGAGTGGCCGAATGCGTCTGTCTTGAAAACAGAATCAGGTGTGAGCCTGACGGGGGTTCAAATCCCTCCCCTTCCGCTGGGTGGTGGCGTTGTGCGTCCGAACAATAAACGGCGTCACCACCCTTTGACCGAGTGGCGGAACTGGCAGACGCGCAGGATTTAGGTTCCTGTACCGTAAGGTGTGAGGGTTCAAGTCCCTCCTTGGTCACAAAGCGAGGATACATGTCGTACAACTATGTACAGGCCTTCAAGGAGGGCCATTATTACAACGAGATTGTTGCTGGCTACCTGCGTTCGCATGGAATCAATTGTGTTGCCCCAGAACTAAAGATAGCCCAAAACTCTCAAGAAGTAAAAGAAATGACTCTTTCCGAGAAGGACGTTGTTATAAGCGCTTCTGGAAGCGTCATTGAAGTCAAGTCCAATAGGAGGGAGTTCTTCTGGGAGCCATCAGCATTCCCCTACAAGAGCATCATTGTTGACACTGTGAGTAGTTACGAGAGCAAAGAGGTCAAGCCCATTGCGTATGTCTTTGTCAGCCGCACAAATGGCGCGATGGTAACTATTGGTTCTTCTACATTCAAGAAATGGAAGAAAGTCAGTCTTTATGATAAGTATCAAGAAATTACTGACGACTTCTATCTTGCTGACAAATCTGAAATCAGGCCGATATCCGACCTCGTCCGACACATTCTTGATGGTCAAAACACAACCAACAACCGTGGACGCAATAGCGGTAGGTTGATAAAGTAAAAATCTCGCCCTCGTGGCGCAGTGGATAGCGCAACGGACTTCTAATCCGCAGGTCGCAGGTTCAAATCCTGCCGAGGGCACTACTTGGCGAGTTTCTTGCCTTCAGGGGAAACCCTGATTGACCGCGCAATGCGTGGATTCATCTCAATGTATCCTTGACGAAGACATTGCTTGACAACCTTGTGGATTGTGGCAGAGGACGACAATCCAATCTCAGGACCAATTTCACGCATGTTGGGCGGATAGCCGTTCTGCTTGGTGTATTCCATTACAAAGCGGACAATCTTCTTGAACTTCTCTTCTTGGGTCATTTTGCCAATCCCTGATTTCTCTTGTTCCTCTTGGAAGCGGCGTCCATGGCTCGCTTTCTGATGTCTTGTGCAGCGACAGCAAAATTGTATTCCGCACCCCAGATTGCGGTGGGGTGAAGCCCCAGATGCTCGGCAATCTGCTCAGCACGGAGAAGGGTGACTCCAACCTTTTCCCATCTGAGAAAGGCACCCCTGCCAAAACCACACGCCTCAGCAATTTCGTAAACGCCTATCTCATCCCCATCAAAGAGGTCATAGACGGGCTGGAGTGAGAGGACTGGCTCTGGGTATTCGTTGTTCCTACCCACGCTTCCTCCCAAAAAATGCTCCGACCAGCAGACCCATTACTGAGCCGATGATGATGCCGACGGTATAGAAGTACCAGTCATTCTTCATTTTTTGCCTCCTTAACAGCCTTGGTGAAAGCGTCACCATCTAGAACAAATTCTGGGATGTGGATGTTATTGCGTATCTCAAGTAGCGCATTAATAACATCCCACACCTCCAGCAATGTCAGTCCACTGGTAGACCTATCATGGAGTTCCTTGATGTAGTCGTCCAGAGGGCTGAGGATTTCCATTACTTGGAATCTTTCCACAGCGGGTCAAGTTCAATGCCGTACAACTTGCGGAAATCCGAATAGATGGCCTTGATTGCCTTCGGTGTTCCGTGCGTCGTGTAAATGCGCTGTTCCTTGTTGGGTGGGTAAATCTTGAAGCAGTTCTTCAGGTGGACAACTCTGAATCCGAGTTTCTCAATCTCCCTGAAGAGAGCCTGCACTTCTTTGCTTCCGTGGTTCCTTGCCATAGTGACTGGCATGGTAACTGGTTGTGGGAAAAAGACAACCCCCTGGCGAACAAATTTTCTCGCCAGGGGGTCGTCTCCGACAGTCTTACTTTTTCAGCCAGACAAAAAAGCGAGTGAAGATTCCAGCCTGATTCTTGCGGAGTTTGTCGGCATTGAAGGACAGCGTCTCAACGATGTCATCCTCAATCTCGGCAACCTTCCGTGCAGGAGCCTTCTTGGTAGGCGCCTTCTTGGCGGGAGCCTTCTTCTTTGCTGGAGAGGTCTTGCTCGCAGCCTTCTTCGCTGGCGCCGCCTTTTTGGTGGTCGCCTTCTTGGAAGAAGCCTTCTTCGCAGGAGCCTTCTTTGCTGTCTTCTTAACTGGTTTATTTGCCATACGGTCATCCTAGCGGCTACTTGGTCGTTTCGCAAGAACCGCCAGCAGGGATATGTATGAAGTATGCTGAAAAGAGTGGAAGAATACGTTGAAGACCTAAGAAAATTAGCACTTGCCTTGACATCTGCTCAGATGGCCAAGTCTGTTTTCGTGTCCGAGGAGGGAATCGGGGAGGACATCGCTTTCAACTTTTTCTTCTGGAAAGAGAATAAAGTCGCCCTCATCATGCAACTAAATAAGGAACTGATGGGGCTTGACCATAGGCAAAGATTTATTGTCTGCGCCGACCTATGCCTAGCCATCAGGCAGTATTGGGGAGTGGACGCCATAACCATGGTGGCAGAGGGGTACTGCTCCCAGGACCCCGAAAAGACAAAAGGCCTAGAATTGGCAAGAGAATTCCCTAAGCCAGACTCCAAGGTCATGGAGTGCATAACCATCACCCACGCTGAATATGGCCCCAAACCCGAGCCAAACATCCAACTAATGGCCTGCCCCTATGAGTACAAGCAGGGTCGCATCGTGGAGTTCCATGACCCAATCTACTATTCCGAGGGTGGCGGCAATATCCTGCGAGACAAAAAATACCCCGCAATGCTGGCAAAAGCGCTCCAAAATGAAGTCCTTCCCAGTACTGACAAACTCAAAGATGAGATTTTGGATGAATTCCACGAAAGAGGAATATTCTCGCAGGACTTTGGGTTATGAGTAATTGGCATTCTAATAGAAGCAGTGGTCCTGAAAAACTATTTGATGGCGTGTCAATAATTCGCGCCGACAGAATGCCATGCCCAGTCTGTGGTCATCCAACTGGGGATTGCACTGGAGACACTCCGCCCCCAAAGAAAATCGCAGGTATGGGTGGCGTGTATTCCGACCAAAAAGAAGTAGGCAAGATTCTTGTGGAAGAGGACATCAAAGAAGAGCGACAGATAACTCCGTTCTACAAAACGACAGTAGTTATCCACAGGAAAGGTTCGTACATCACGAAGGAAGAAGCAGAGAAGTTCGGACTTCTTTAGACGCTTTCAGTATTTGATGCTAGGGTATCATCGTAGACCCTAAGAGTTTGCGATTAAGAAAGAGACGCCCATGTCATCCCTGTCACCTGATTTCCTTTCCTCATATTCCCAGAAAGTTGTGCCGTGGGGCTTCAACGGAATGGGAGAGACTGTTTTCCTCCGCACATACAGCCGCCAGAAAGAGAATGGTGACAACGAAACCTTCGTGGAGACTCTTGCTCGCGTCATCAATGGGGCAAATGACATTGGTGCCGAACTCACCACCGAAGAGGCCGAGAAACTGTTTGACCACTGCTTCAACCTGCGTTGCCTTCCGTCTGGTCGCTCTCTCTGGCAGTTGGGAACCCCCCTCGTCAAGAAGTTCAATGCCACATCGCTGAACAACTGCTATTTCACCAACATTGAGAAGGTTGAGGATTTTGAACTCCTCTTTGACTACCTCATGCTCGGTGGTGGGGTTGGCTTCTCGGTAGAGCGCTCCAAGATTCACGAACTGCCGAAAGTGAAGTCTGGTGTTTCCATCGTCCATGAGCGGACCAATGATGCCGACATTATCGTTCCCGATTCCCGCACTGGATGGCGTCGCTTGCTCCACAGCGTCCTGAAGTCGTACTTTGATACTGGGAAGTCTTTCTCCTACTCCACGATTCTCATTCGTGAGTTCGGTGCCCCACTGAAGACCTTTGGTGGTACTGCTTCTGGTCCTGGGGCGCTCATTGATGGAGTGACCGACATTTGCAAGGTTCTTGAGAACCGTGCTGGCAAGAAACTCCGCTCCATTGATGTGCTGGATATCTGCAACATCATCGGTCGCATCGTCGTGTCTGGCTCTTCTCGTCGTTCAGCGCAAATTGCCATCGGTGACCCCGACGATGTTCTTTTCCTTCGTGCAAAGAACTGGTCGTCTGGCAACGTCCCCGCCTATCGCGCCAACTCCAACAACAGCATCTATGCCGACCACTATGACGAAATCATGTCTGAACTCTGGAAGGGTTATGACGGAACTGGTGAGCCCTACGGTCTTGTAAATCGTCGCCTTGCTCGCACCTTCGGTCGTCTTGGCGAGAAGAAGCAGGATGACTCAATTGAGGGATTCAACCCGTGTGCCGAGATTGGTCTTGCCGATGGTGAGTCGTGCAACCTCGCAACAATCTTCCTCCCGAATGTGGAGTCCAGGGAGCAGTTGCTGGAGATTTCCTACCTTCTCTACCGAGTCCAGAAGAGCATCACCCGCATGGAGTACCCATACGAGAAGACGACTAACATCGTGCGTAAGAACGCTCGCCTTGGTCAGTCGGTGACTGGCATCCTTCAGGCTTCTGAGGAGCAGGTCTCTTGGCTTGACGAGGCGTACATTGCTCTCCGCAAGGAGGACGCAGCGTGGTCGTCAATGAAGGGGTGGCCAAAGTCGGTGCGCCTGACCACTGTTCAGCCTTCTGGCACTCTCTCGCTCCTCCCTGGAGTAACCCCAGGTATCCACCCTGCCTATGCGCGCTACTACATCCGTCGCGTGCGTTTCGGTGCCGCCGACCCGCTGGTTGATGCGTGCCGTAAGCGTGGATACAAGGTTCAGTGGGACATTGGGCTTGATGGGCGTGAGGACCACACCCGTTATGTGGTGGAGTTCCCCTGCAAGTCGCCTGACAATGCCGTTCTGGCATCGGAGATGACCGCTGTTGACCAGTTGGAGTGGGTCAAGAAGATGCAGACCATCTGGGCGGACAATGCCGTTTCTGTGACCGTCTACTACCGCAAGGAAGAACTGCCAGAAATCAAGCAGTGGCTCTCGGAGAACTACGACACGAGCGTGAAGTCTGTTTCGTTCCTCCTGCA